AAAGGGCTTGCCGCGATCCTTAAAAGCGCCGCGAACGATGGGATATGCCAACCAACCGACCGAGTACGCAAAACGTCCAGAGGCGGCGACTCCGACCACGGGCAACGCCTAACCGTCTGGCGGTCCCTTTAATGGACCTAGATCTCATACAGTACCGACCGCACGTCCACACTCTCCCGGACGGATCCCAACTCTTAATCACCGTATGGGTAGGGAGAACCGAAAACGGAAAGACAGACCTAACCCTCACTATCGCGGAACGGCCGAGCCGTTTCTCATCGTGGGGATCACCCAAACCCTTAGAGGAGAAATAAAAAATGTTTAACGCAAAACTAACCAAATTTTTAATAGGAATAATCGCGACCTTAACCGTGATCGTCGGCGCTCTCGCCGGCACAAATAACGACGGCCCGAGCGTTACTACTACAACGGCGCCGGCGGTCCAAGAAACGACGACGACTCTCGGCGCACACTCGGCGCTCCAAGAGGACCTAGCAGAAACGACGACCTCGGTCACGGATACGACGACGACGGTTCCCGTGATCGTGAACGCCGCGTTAGACACCCCCTGCTATGAATGGTTAGGACTCGCGGTCGCGCAGGGCTGGACTAACACTCCGGAAGTACTCGAGAAACTCGGTCGGATTATTTGGAAAGAGTCCCGATGCCAACCGTTAGCGGAGTCCGCGTCCGATAGCGGTCTGACACAAATTAACCAAATTCACGCCGCATATTTAGCGGAGTTAGGTTGGACCGAGGCGGACATGTTGGACCCCGCTAAAAACCTCTATTTCGCATGGCGTCTCTACTCCGAGCGTGAGGAGTCGGGCCGTTGCGGTTGGCAACCTTGGAGTTTCTCGTGCTAGACGACCAAGACGAGTTTGATATGGTGCTCCGACGTTTCCACAAAAACCGAAACGAACTACTAGAGGCCACCAAAAGAATAAAGATCCTCGAGCAAGAGATCCGATCCCTCCGAGCCAAACTAGGCAACGATCCCGAGACCGGGGCTGGAGCGCCAACATGGATCTAGGCGGATATGTCCTAGTCCAAGACCGGCTAAAAATGGCTTTAGATCGGTTCCCAAATTTGCGCGTCCAAGAGACCGACGTCCGCCCGGTAGAGATCGCCGGCCAAACATTCATCGCCGTAACGATGACCGTCTACAGGGAGCCCGGCGACGACCTCCCCGCGGTCGCTACCGCTTACGAAGTTTTCCCGGGACGAACCCCGTTCCAAAAAGGCTCCGAGATGATGAACGCGTCCACGTCGGCCCTCGGCCGCGCGCTCGGCTTTATGGGATTCGGGATCTCCAAGTCCATCGCGTCCGCCGACGAGGTTTCTCTCCGAGTTAATGAACGCGCAACCGCTCCCAAACCGTCGCAGGATCGCCCTAGAGCGCCCCAAACCTCAGAAACGACCGAGAACACTAGAGGCGTCCCGCCGACCTCTAAACAGTTGGAATTCCTCATTAAGTTAGCGACCGAAAAAGGAGTCGAGCCTCCCGAAATAAACACGATGAGCGACGCGTCCGCCGCGATAAAAACACTTTCCGCACTACCCAAAAAGCCGGCGACAGACGAGGCGCCGTTCTAATGAAAAAGAAAACCCCGACGACAGTAAGCGACATATTAAAACTCAACGAGGCGTCGTTCCAAAGTACGATCCTCGAATTAGCGCGCCTATACGGTTGGCATGTTCACCACACTCGCGCCGTCCAGATCCGCCCGGGCTATTGGGCGACCCCGCTCCAAGGCGTCGCCGGCTTTCCCGATCTTGTTCTAGCCAAAAGCCCTACGGCCCGAAACCGAGGCGGCGTCATTTTCGCCGAACTCAAAACCGCCACCGGCAGATTAAGCGATACCCAAAAAGAATGGTTAGAACGCCTGTCCCTAGGAGGCGCCGAGGTTTATATCTGGAGACCTCGCGACGTAGTTTTCATACGCGCAAGGCTGGAGGGCAAAGCATGAGCAAGATCCAAGACTGGTCCAACATAGAGGGCATATTCTGGACGATCTCCGTCCTCGGCGGTTTAGGGCTCGGCTATTTCATCAAGACCGATCCCGCAGAGAATCGAGCGCGCCGGCTGGAACGCCGCCGTAAACGAGTATCCAAGGCCATAGAGCGCCTCTACCTAGCCGAACAAACTAAAAGAAACGATTAAACCGTGATTATTAGAACACCCCGACCCGAGTCTCACTACCTGACGATCGCTAACTCGGTCGTACGCGACCGCTCGCTCTCGTTTAAGGCCCGCGGGATCCTCGCCCTGCTACTTTCCTACCCTGATAATTGGTCTGTCTCATCGGAGCGCCTAGCAATAGAGACCTCAACCCCAAGAGGCGAGAAACGCGACGCGATACGTACCGGGCTCAAAGAATTAGAGTCCGCCGGCTACTTACGGCGCGAAGTCCGCCAAGACAAAACGACTGGCCGCATGTCCACAAACACCTACGTCTACGACACGCCTCAACCCGTGGAAAAGCCTCGGGATAACTCCCCGACTTGTCCACAGCCGACGACGGATTACCCGACGCCGGAAAAGCCGTCCCCTATAGAAGTAACTACTAAGAAAGACCCCCCAAGAAAGTCCCTAGGTTATTTAAGTAAGAGAGAACAAAACCGCGCCATTTGTCCACAATGCCACGGGCAACGCTGGACACTCCAAGACTCGGACCTCATACCCTGCCCATGCGATAGCGGACTCATCAGGGCATGAGCGACCACTACAAAGACAAAAGATACGTAGAGAACAGAAAGAGGATCCTCGCCGGCTCCCCTACTTGCGTGATATGCGGGATCCGTAAAGCGAACACGGTAGACCATATCCTCGAGGTACACGCCGGAGGCGATCACTCCATGGAGAACCTCCAACCCGCGTGCGGTAAATGCAACTACCGCAAAGGCGCCCAATATGGCAACGCTCAGAGAGCCCGCATAGTTAAAGCACGAAACGAGGCCGTAAAAACCGCCGAAACACGCAGACCACGAAACACCCCAAAAACACCAAAAACGACGAAAAACGACGAAAAAGCCGAAAAACCTTTTTTTGATGACCCAACGCTCACCCCGACGCCCCCATCTTCTGTCTATCCCAAAGGATCCAAGCGGACCAAAACCGATCCGAGCCGATCCAAGCCGAAAGCGGCCGAAGTAGACCGATCTTTCCCGAGGCTCTACACGCGACCACTAGGGGCGAGGAATTACGCCGGCGAGTTTGCGGAATGGGGAGAGAAGTCTCTCGGGATAACTCTTTTTCCGTGGCAACGTCTCGCGCTCGAGGGGATCCTCAGCGTAAACGATGAGGACGCGCCTCCCGGTTACGGTTTGGAGTACCGGACGAGTCTTTGTTCCGTGGCTCGACAAAATGGAAAAACGGCATTATTAAAAATACTGGTTGGAGGCTGGCTTACTGTCATGGCCGCCGAACGGAAAACGCCTCAGACGGTTATTACGACCGCTCACGCGTTAGACCTTGCGGTTAGTTTGTTCCAAGATCTCGCGCCGATCTTAGAAAGTCATTACGGCGCGAAAAGTAAATGGTCCTACGGCCGTAACGAGTTACGTATGCCCGACGGGAGTCTCTGGTTAGTTAGGGCCGCGACGCCGAGCGCAGGTCACGGACGGAGCCCCGACCTGATCGCGGCGGACGAGGTTTGGGATATCTCGGAGGAGGTCTTGGACGTCGGACTTATTCCGTCCCAACGCGCTAGAAAAAGTCCTCACCTCGCCATGTTCAGCACCGCCGGAACCGAGGCAAGTAAACTCTTATTACGTTGGCGCGAGCAAGGTCTCCGAGCCATAGACTGCCCGGATCCGTCGCCTCTCTTTTTCGCGGAATGGTCACCGCCGCCGTCCGCCGATCCGGAAAGCATAGAAACGATGGAATTTGCTAACCCGAGTCTCGGTCATATGCTCGAGTTAGAGACGATCCAAGCCGAGTCCAAAAACCCCAACCGCGCCGCCTACCTTAGAGGCTCCCTAAATTTGTGGGTATCCCATGACTCCGCATGGCTGGACTCTCAGATCCTCAACCGCTCCGAAACCGCCGACGTCTTTGATATCCCGCCGGCCGTCCTATCCGTGGACTCGTCATTAGACGAGTCGCGTTACGTCGGAGTATTAACGACCGACCTCGGAGATCGCGTCCTCCTAGAAACCGCGTTCATCGTGAACTCGGAACTAGCACTATGGGAAAACGTCCGCCGGCTACTTCCACCGGGAACGAGAACGATCCTCGCCGTAACTCCGACGCTAGACCTCCACACTCCAAAAGAGTTAGAGAAAAGAAAAACGGTCGTAGGTATCGGCGAACTTTCAAAATGGACCGGTCTCGTCCGCGGAATGTTTCTCGAGGGACGCGTCCTCCACCGCGGCGACGCTTTACTCGTGGAACATCTTTCCCGCGCGGTCATGTCCAGAACTCAAAACGGCGTCGTACTGTCAAGCGTTAAAAGCCCCGGCCCGATTGAGTTGGCGCGCGTCTCCGTTTTCGGAATCGCGCTCGCGTCCCGGGCAAGATCCACGACCCGCCCATCTATCGCAACGTCCCGCCGCTAGACCATTTTCTCTATCTCTAACTATCCGCGCTTATCGTTTCGCGTTCGTGTAATAATCCGCTCGTGGGAATTTTCTCTCGAGACAAAACGACAACAGTCCAAGCAAGTTACGGAGGCGACACGGCCACCGTTACCGCTGGAGCCTCCGCGCTCGCGCTCTCGGTCGTCGGGGCCGGACGCGAGCGCGCGATGGCGCTCCCCACGATCTCACGCGCTCGCGACATTCTCGCGTCGCTTATCGCGTCGCTACCTATCCGCCGTTACGGGACCCAATGGAACGGAGAGTTTTTAGAGGAGATCCCGCTCGCCCCGGAACCGTGGCAACTCCGCCCGGATCCATTAACGACTCGATCTCACACTCTTAGTTGGCTTTTTGACGACATGTATTTCTACGGTCGCGGATACCTCTACGTAAAAACGCGTTACTCAACCGGACTTCCGGCGTCGTTCCAATGGTTACCCGCCGTCTATATGAACGTTCAGGCCGCCATGTTCGCCGGGAACGCTCCCATAGGTGACTATACGGTCACGTTTAACGGGCAAGCGTTAGCGAATAATGACGT